GTGGTCAGGGTTTGGATTGTCTATAAAAGTTTCCAATGTCTTTTTTTGTATTGGATCAGGTTCAACAACGGGGATTTGGCAGTAAGGGCACAAGCCCTCCGTTGATTCATCTTCCCCTTCAGGTCTTTCGTCAAATGTTTCCTCGCAATTCGGGCACTTGTAGTTGAAAAGAGGTTTTATTTCCCAGCCGGCATTTGTGACTTCCCTTATTATCGCATTGTGTATCGGCTGGACTATTGCAGAGTGCTCGCAGTATTGGAGTATTTTGCTCTTTGACGGGTTGGCAAACTTTGATTCGTATTCCTCCACGATGTAGCTGTTTGTTCCATCGCCGACGAGCCTAAGCTCCTTTTCAAGCGATGTCACCTTTGACTGTAGCGAGGCCAAGGTTTGCCTTGATGGGAAAACCCTCTCAAGAAAAGAAGACATCTAATAGTATACTAATATACAAAAAAGTTTATATGTATTATGGAAAAAGAAAGTATAAAATTATATTTCTAACATGTCAGCAATGAACTGCACGACTTCCGGCTCGTTCTTGTGCTCCCTCAAAAGGCCCACTATCTGGTTTAAATTATAATACTTTTCAGGGATTGGAATCCCTTCCTGCTTGGGAAAGAACCATGTGTAAATTGCGACTATCTTTTCATACTCCCCTCTTTGCCTATCAAGCTCCGCCATCTTACTCATCACGCTCATCCCCCTCAGCCCTCAAATCCAGATAATAATCCTCCCAAATCTTTTCCATCTTCAGCTCCTCAAACAACTCATCTGACACTTCTGCAATCCTATTCTTTTTAGTTGGCTTCATGCTCTTCCACCCACCTTCTCTTTACATACCTTGTGAGCTCCAGTTCGTCTTCACCTTCTTCATCATCCTCATCACCACAATACTCGTCAAAAGGCAACTTTGGTAAATTAAAAAAATTAATTTAAATCACCTCAAAGCAATTTTTATTCTACAGGTGGCACATAGTTCGTGCCCTTCCTCATCTGTGACCATCCTGCTTTCGTTGCAGTTTTCACATGTGCCAAAGTGTGTGCCAAAGTGCCTCCTCTTGGGTTTAAACTCCGGCCCCATCCTTACTTCCATATAATCAGGGTTTCCATAAAAAGGCATTTTATTCTCCTCCTATTGGTCTGTTTGCCATGATTGTATTAGGGTGGCTGTGTATATAAACCTTTCGTGTAATATGTGGTATATATACGACATATTAAAAGAAATTTTAATAAGAAGTGCCGATATTAAAAGAAACGGCACTTTTTTTTAATACACCTCCTATTGCTTATCAAACTTCTTCTTATAATACTGGACTACTTGGTAGCTGACATCTGGGCCCATCTCATAGGCAACCTCAACAACGGTCAGCCCCTTTTCAATGTGCTTTTTCATCATGTTGATCTGTGTTTCTGTAAATTTTACCATATATCCACCATTGCCGCACCTAATTTTTGGGCCGAAATGATTGGGCCGTAACATGCCAATGCAAGAGCGTCAGCAAAGTCAGGCGACTTGTCAGGATCCTTTATCTTCAGTTTTCCGCTTGAGAACTCAAACTTCATGGCTGACAACTCGGACAACAGTTTTTCATGGTTCTTGGTCTTCTTTATCCGGATTGAGCCACCCTCAAAGAGCTTTCGGATATTCCAATACATCTCGCTTTTCTTGTTCAGGAACTTGTCAGTTTCCCTTGTCGGTTTCTCTGCGACATTGACAGCGATGACCGGTAACCCCATCTCTTTCAACCTGTCATGAACTCCAGCACCTACACCAATTGCATCCACCATAATCTTGTCAGGTTTTTCTTCTTCAGAGATGAGCTTCACCCACCCGACAAGCTGCATTAATTCAATCTTTGAATAGAACTCAATCCTGTTGACTGTGTAAATGTTATCTGTTTCATCAACGACAGTTATCACTGAATAGTCGTTACCCATCCTCGCAACATCAACGCCAAGATATTTCATTTTATCCCTTTGAAAGTCTGGTAAATAAAAATATAGAACAGCAACAAAATGAATAGAACAACAACAAGCCCATAGGCCAAGAATATAGAAATGTAGATGTTCAAATCATCACCGCCTTCTCTATCCAGTGCAGAGGTATCAGCGTGTCCTCGCCATATTTCGGGAAGTTGCCCAGAACATGGACTTGATAAAAATTAGAGTCCTCGCCGTATTCATCCTTCATCTGCTGAACCCATTTCTTTGAAACCCTTGGGCTTTCCTCGCTGTTCAAGTGAAATGTTTTCCAACCTGCAGAACGCTTGTGGAATATGTCGTAAAAGTATCCTTCCGGTTTTGTAGGGTTTCCAATGACCAAGAGCTTTGAGGCCTGAACCCCCTCTTGCGTTTGCGAACCCTGTATGGCCTCGTAAATCTCGTCATCAACACCAGAGCCCTCATCAACAATGAACATAAGATATGGGTTGTGGAAACCCTGCATATTCTCTTTCTTGTTTGTTGACCTTCCCACCATCATCCATTTTGGCGAAGTCACCCCGCCGTCCTGAATCATGTATGCCGCACAATCTCGGGGTGCAAGCTCTATCGCCGGTTTCAATAAATCAGAACGGGATATGTTGTCCCTTATTTCCTTCCAGAGCAATAGCTCGACCTGCGGCCAAGTCGGAGCTGTCGTTATCACCGCCGAGAGGTAGAAACAACAAAAGAACCATAACGCCGCAATTGAGGACAAAAAGGTCTTACCCGGCCCGTTCCCGCTCCTGACCGCCAACCTATCGTTGTCCGGTAAGGCCATCAATATCTCTTGTTGCAACGGATCAAGCTCAACATTTAACACATCCTTTGCAAACATGACCGGATTGGCCCTCCACTCATCCAAGAGGGTTTCAAACTGTTCCATCTTCTTCCTCAACTATTACTTTCTTTTTTGCGAGCCTTTCCACAAGGACACCGAAAGTGACATTTGTGATGTTGGTTATGTCCTTCTCTTTTGACTTCGGGGTGAGCTTGTATTCAACGAGCCATTTACGGATATTCTCGCTTGTGGGATTCAGGTCAACGTTTCCCCCTTCCTGCATTTTTGGAATAAGGAAACAGTTACGCTGAACGTAAGCTGTGGCTATCTGGTCAGCCGCCAACTCGTCAATCTCGTAGTTTGAAAGAACATAATTCATTATGGTCGTGTATAATGCTTTTTCTTCATCATTCCACACCTCTTTCAGGCATTTCAGAGCCTTACCTGTCGTTACCCTGTGAATCATTGAACCTCTTTTCTGCATTATCCTACCCTCTTTTGTCTTTGCTCCGGTTGACCTTCCGGCGTGCAAGAAAGCAGCGACCACTGCCTTTATGGTCAGTCCTGAAACCTGCTGTGTTGTGGCACAACGATTTAGCCATTGTCCGTTGAGCCCCGCATACGCCGAACAGCAGGGCGAACTGCCACCTGACCTTTTTGTAAAGCTCCTCATTTGTGAACATCATAAACATAAATAACCCTACCTGTAGAAATTATCATGGTTTTGTTGCGGTTCTTGGACTTCAAACGTGTCATATAATATGGAACCTATCGCAACCGTCATGAACCCTGTTTCGTAATCGACTACCAGCTGAACGCTTTTGTCAAGGGCGGTGAACAATATCCTCCCTGTTTCGTCTGTTGCAGTCGAGAAGTTTTCCCTTGATATTGAGGCCAGAATACCGTCGACCATTGGCAGAACGGCAAACGAGAACGGCCTGACCGAGTTGGGAAAGCTGACATAGTGCTGGACAGTCCGTAAAAAGTCCTTGGATATCAGCTCCTCCGCAACCTTTGTCTGGTAGTCCTTCTTCCAAAATTTCAACTTGTCAAAAATCATAATAACACTTCCAATCGTTTAATTGTCCCTGACGAAAAGTCGCCGAACCAAATAATCAAAATACCCCCTTTGAGAAACACGCCCATTGTTTTAGGAAATGTCAGAACCCTGACCTGTCCTTTCCCTATCGAAGGTTCGGTCATTGTTGCCCCAACCTCCTTGAACGTGGACAGTATGTAATTTGCCACGCTATCGGAAAGGTTCTGGATCACGATGTCTGTTTCCTCATTTTTTAGTATGGTCAGCATGAAAATTCCCTCATCCTTCTTCCAGTGTAATATTTGAAAATTTGTTTTATTGCTGACATAATGCCCCCTCCAATACATAATCAAAAATAGTTTCTTGGGACAATCTTTTATTTGCCTTTTCAAAATACTCCGCGTTGTTCTCAAACCCGATATAGCGCCGACCGAGTTGCTTGCACGCGACGAGCGTAGTCCCGCTACCCGCGAACGGATCCAAGACCAGATCGTTTTCAAACGACCAATAATTTACCTGCCATTTTGTCAATTCCAATGGTTTTTGCGTGGGATGGATGTGTGGGTAAGAAACGGAATGCTTGAAATAGTCAGGGCTTTGACCAAGCTTAAAGTTAAAATGATGTCCCGTTCCTTTGTTCTTCGTAGCGACCAAAAACATTTCAGTACCCGTTTGCCATTTAACTTTTCGTGCCTGTGGTGCGGGATTGCTCTTTACCCACGAGCCGATATGCCATACCTGAAAGCCGTACGTGTCCTGTAAATATATCCCGACCGTACCGAGTAGTAATCTGTCATACCACATTATCAAACAACCATTCGGCGCGAGCAAACGCACAAACTCGTCAATGTAATCTGTCCACATTATAACGTTCTTATCCCAATCCCCGAAATCCATGTCGATAGTTTTTGCTTTTCCGAATTTCCCACCGTTCCGTGTTATCTTTGTCTTATTTGAAACGTTGTACGGCGGATCGGTGAGCAGTAAGTCAATCGAGCCGTCCGGTATATCTTTCATACCTTCCAGACAATCCATGCAGTATATTTTGTTCAGTTCTAACATGAAACGTGAATCCTCCTCTCTTCAGGGAATATTTGAAAATTTGTTTTAT